ACCATGGCCAGGCCGCCGGTGTTCCAGCCGCCGGCCGTGCCGGTTGCGCGCACACCGATGGAAAGCGGCAGCGCCGTAGTCGGTGCAATCAAGCTCGATGGCGTGGCTGTTGCAATCTGCCCGTTCTGGAACGCCGCCGTGCGCGTCGGGCTGGCGGTCGCGCCCATTCGGATGCCGCGGGCCAGCTCGGCCGCGGTCAGCGCCGTGGCAATCACGGGCTGGCCGGTGACGGCCGCGCTCGTGTTGAACGGGATGAATTCGACCTTGTTTGCGTTGATACGGAACTGGAAGTAACGCGGGCTGCTGTTGTCGGCGTCAATCGCGTTTTGCGTCACGCCGGATGACGCCGTGCCGACCGCGAACAGGCTGTAGTTCGTGCTCGTGATGCCGTGGTTGCCGCTGATCTGGTACGCGCGACTGGTGCTCGAGTTTGATTTCGCAGCGGTGCCCGCGAGTGTCGGGGTCATCGACGCCGCGCTGTAGGGGATGAAACTTTGCCCGTTGACCGACCACCCCATCGCCGCGGGGCCGTGCGCAAACGCGAAGGCCAACCCCTGCGTGATGGGGTTGGACCAGTCGATTTGTGGCGCCTGCGTGGGTTGCTGCGTGCAGCGCGCGGTCAGCGGTAGCAGCGGCATGGTTTATGTCAGGTCGCCGGCCACGTCCATCGTGTAGCAGTCGTGGCCGGATGAGGGCAGCGCCGCGCCCACGTCGATGTACGCGATAAGGCGGGTGGCGAAGGGCAGCACGTTGCCGCGGTACGCCGCCGCGAGTGAGAACACGTCGCGCTCGAGCGTGTTGTTGGAATTCATCGGCAGTCCGCCGATAAGCCGCAGGTTCGGCATGTCGGTGGTCGCCGTACCACTGGTCGGGCCGGTGCCGAAGTTCGTGCCGTCGAGCGAGGGCTGCGCGAACAGCCACACCATCTTGCCGCCGCCCACGGTGGACGGCGCGGTGACGGACAGCTCGACCAGGCAGTCCAGGGGCACCTTGCCGCTGCTGTTGTGCGTGATGGTGCCGAGCGTGACGAACGTGGCCGTGGCGCCGCTCGCGCTGTTCATCGCAGCGGCAGCGCCCGACAACTGCGTGCGCGTGCCTTGGGTAATCTTCGCGGTCGTCATGTCAGCCGATGGTGATGATGTCGGGCAGCACGCTATTCACCTGGAACTGCAGGTCGCCGTCGGTGGCCGTGTCGGGCGATTGCGCGATGGTCGGGTTGCGAAGCACCTGCACGGCGAGCTGGCGCGGGGTGATGTTCGCGCGGTCCTGCAGCACGCGCGTGGCCCAGTCGAGGCGGTTGACGTGGCCCGGCGTGTCGGGCGATTCGTTGACGATTGCCTGTGCGGCCGTCCAGGCCGCGACGAGGCATCGCCCCTGAAAAGTAGCGTTGTTCGCGGCGTTGTAGATGTCGATGAGGGCCATGGCTTAGTCTGCGGTGATGGTCGGGGTGAGCTTGATGTTGTCGCCGTTCGCGGCGGGCGTGAACGACGTGAAGGTCTCGGCGAGCACGAGGTCGCCCGTGGTGGCGCGCGTCACGTAGTAGCCGTAGACGGTTGCGCCCAGCGCGCCGGTAAAGGTCCACGTCTGCTGTGCGTACGACGCGGTGCTCGGGTTGCCGGCGGATACCGACCAGCTCGCGCCCGTGAGCGTGATGGCGCCGTAGCCAGCGCCCGACGCCTCGGTGTAGGTGGCCGCCGTGTCGGTCTCGGCCGGCGTGATGTTGTTCGTGAACAGGCGGTAGACCAGGTTCTCGGGCGCGGCCTTGTTCACGAGATAGGACAGGGCGATGACCTCGCCCGTGTTCGGGACCATGATCGTCATGCGCTGGCCCTTTTAACGTAGCCCAGGCGGGCGAGCGTGATGGGATTGGAGCGGCGCGGCTCGGGAATCTCGTCCAGGTACGCCTGGCGCAGCGCGTCCACCGATGTGGCCCAGATGTTCGGCACCACCTCGTCCTTGTCGTTGAGCGCCATCTGCGTGGTGCCGTCGGGCTTGACGAGCGTGACCTCGGCCACGCCGTCGGACGTGCAGCCGGTCAGGATGCCGGTGAGCGGGGCATCGCGGCCCGTGACCCACATGCCCGAGCGCAGGCCGGCGTCGGCGAGCGTGGCGTGGTGGATGCCGGAACGTTGCGGCACGACGAGCGATTGCGTATCGGCGGCCGGCTTGTTGAAGAAGCGGTCGAGCAGACCCATGGTGTTACCTCCGAATGCTAAGGATTGCGGTCAAGCTCGTGGTGCCGTCGCCGCTGGCCACGCGTGCGCGCACGTACACGGGGCTTTCGGCCACGGCGCGCAGGTCGGCCGCAGTAAATTGCAAGTTCTGCCCGAAGGCGTCGCGCAGCGTGTTCCAGTTCGTGCCGTTCTGCGAACCCTCGATGACGAGCGCGCCGCCCGTGCCGAAGGTGCCGAACACCTGCACGGTGCGGTCGCCGCTGCCGGCGTGGTTGGCGGGCTTGCCGTCGTCGCCGTTGGCCAGCGTCCACGTGTAGGTGACGTTGCCGGCCTGGCCGCCCTGGTTGTTGTCGATGGTGGCCATGGGTCAGGTGTATCCGGTCAGGTTGTGCATCACGTCGGTCAGCGCGTTCTTGCCGCCCGTGTCGGCGCCGGCCAGGTTGGCCGCGCTCTTGCTGGCCGACTCGGCCATCGCGGTCTGCTGGGCGGCCTGCTGCGCCTGCGCGCGCTGCTTGCGTACGATGGCCACCTTGTCGCTGGCCACGATGAGGGATGGGTCCACGCCGAGCATGTCGCTGTACGTGTCGGCCCACTCGTCGGCGTCGAACTTGTCCAGCACGTCGGGCTTGACGGCGGCGACCTGGCCCAGCGACATGACGAAGCGGTCGATGCCGTTGGTGCCGATGGCGCGCTGCGCCTGCGCGAGAATCGACACGAACTCGACGTTGAGCTCGTGCCCGTGCAGTTCCTCGGGCGGCGCGGGCAGGATGCCCGCCTCGAGCGCGCGCATGAACGTCAGTTCGATCTTCGGGTCCAGCAGCTCGTTGTGCTGACGTTCCAGCACGGGGCCGAGCATCAGCAGCTTTTCCTCGTGGCGCTCGGCCACTTCGGTCGCGGTCATCTGCCCGCGCTGCGCGTCGTTCATCGCCAGCATCTTGAACAGGTCCGCGTAGAACACGCCGTTGATACGGTCGCGCACGTCGCGGATGTCTTCGAGCAGGTAGGACAGGTTCAGGTTGACGTTGTAGGCGGTCTGCACCTGGCCCGGTCCGTTCATGTCGATGTACGACGTGCCGCCGGGCAGGAAGTTGTGCATGCCGTTCTTCGCACTCGTGGGCAGGATCAGCGGCGGGTCCACCATCTTGTCGATGCCCTGCGCCTTGCGAAGCTGCTGGTGCTGCAACTGGCGGATGTCGCCCAGCGCTTCCATGCTCGGGCTGATGCCGTACGTGTCGCCGCCCCAGGTTTCCCAGCGGGGTGCCAGCACGCGGAACATCTTGAAGCCCGACTCGCGCAGCACCTTGTCCGTGTTGTCGCTGGCCTTCTCGAAGTAGACCGAGCGCCACGGCATGTTCTTCGCGTCGCGCTTGGTCGGGTCGCGGTCCGCGCGCGGCTCGATGACGTGGATGATCGTCACCTTTGCGTCTAGCTTGCCGCTGTCGTACGCGCTCACCACGCTGGTGCTGCAGTTCTCGCGGCCGAATTCCTTGACCAGTTCGGCCACGGTCTTCTCGCATTCGCGATACATGCAATCCACTTCGCCCTTGTAGTTCGTGGCCAGGCGATACTCGCCGGCCGTCAGGGTGTAGTGGTGGATGACCGTGTCGAAGTCCTCGGCCACGATGGACACAGCGGTGCCGTAGGCGCCCAGCTCGCCGTACATGGAGTGCAGCGCGCGGTACGTGTTCGACCGCGAGAAAATCGCCTGCAGGATGCGCGTCACATCGTCCAGCCACACCTTGACCGGGGCGAACTTCGTGAGCGCGGGGTCGGACGTGGACAACCGGAACCAGGGCCGGGCCGGGCTGGTCATGCCGGCCATGAGGCCCGCCGACAGCGTCTTCAACGCCTGCGTGCCGGTGGAGTCGTAAATCTTGTTGAAGGTCTTGTCGCCGCGGTTGCGCTCGCCCGCGAAGAAGCGGCCGGACACCGGCAGGATGTTGCGGGAAATGTCCTCGTACCGCGAACGCCACGTGGTGAAGTCGCTGTCGAGTGCAGACCAGCGAGCGAGGTATTGATTGCGCGTGACGTTCTCAGCCATCAGGCGACCTCCCACATATCAGGCCACGTGTGGCAATTCTTCTTGAGATTTTCCGTGGCCGTAACCACGCGCAGATTTACGGCGGTGTGCAAGCCGCAAACCGTTTTGCCCATCAGTGGGACGATGTGGTCAACGTGGTGCTGCTCGCCGGTGGTCTTCGTCATGAACTCGGCGAGCGCATAGATTTCGCGGATAGCAGCCATGTCGGCGCCCACTGGTGTCGCGCGCAGCTTGGCCGCTTTGCGTGCCGCTTCGTAGGACGCGGACCGATGCTTATTGCGCTGCTTCCACGCGCGGATTACTTCGCTGTGCGCTTCCTTGTTCTCGCTGCGCCAAACAGCGATGACCCGCTGGTAGCGGTCACGATGCTTTGCGCGGTACGCCGCCATGTACTCCTTGCGGTCTGCGTAGGTTTGCACCTTGTCCGGGTTGGCGGCCTGGTACGCCTTGACCTTTTGCACTTGGCAAGCCATGCACGTCCAGTTCGACACGAGGCGGGGCGCGACATGACCCTTCTTGCACGGTTCGCCCGTGAAGTATTGTTTATCCCCTACGAGGATGGCCAGCCAGCGCTCAATGATCTGCATGCCTTATTGGCCCAAAAGGGTATTGCGGCCCAGCGTGAGCTGCGACGGGTCGATGCCCGAGGGGCCGGTCAGGAAGGTGGACGCCGGGCCGGCGTTCACGCCCGATGCGTTCGCGTTGGCCGCGCCCATGGCCTTGGTGTCGGGCTGCTTGCCCGCGGCCTGCTTGGCCGGTGGCGCGGTCGGGCTCGTGGCTTGCGGCGTCGGGATGTCCGGCGCCATCGCCTTGGCGGCGGCATAGCCGCCAGCGAGGGCGGCAACGCCGTACGCGATGGTAGTCGGTTCGCACATGATGGTCTGGTCCTAAGTCGGCGGGACCAGGTCGCGGCCCCTCAATTTGCGTAGGGATCGTATTCGCGCGCGTTTGCGGTATGCACACCCCCGCCCGGCATGCGGTCCCAGGTCGGCGTATCCATGTTCGCGAGGATGACGGCGGTGGCGCGGTCCGGCGACACGCCGATGCGCTCGATGATTTCCTGGCGCGACTCGACGTACACGGTCGTGCTCTGCAGGCGCCACTTGGGCGCGCACAGTTCCTTGGCCAGTTCCTTGTCGGGTGGCAGCGCAATGCCCGTGTTGTTGTTCGGGTCCAGCGCCTCGCGCATTTCCCACCACAGTTGGCTGCGCAGGTTCGAGAACCCGAGCCGGCCCGACTTGTCCTTGCGCGTTGCGCGCTCGGCCACGTTCACGCCGATGGCCGGCTGGTTGGCCTGGATGAGGAAGTCGTAAGCGGATGCGCCCACGCCGATCACGTCCACGTGCTGCGGCGCGCGGTCGCGGCTGTTGGCGATGACGTGGCTGGCCGTGGTCGGACCGTCCGGGGTTTCCTTGCCCGGGTACATGAGCAGTTCATCGAACCACATGCCCTCGTGCCGGCGGCTGATGACGGTCTTGTCCTTGCCGCCGCGCGCCACGTCCACGCCCACGCTGTCCATGCGTGGCTTCTTGTCCTTGGGCTTCCAGCGCGCCATGGCGGCATCGACCCACGCCGTCGGGATGACCTGCCACGGGTCGTCGCTGATGCCGGCCTGGAAGTCGCCGTACAGCATTTGCGAGCGCAGCGGCTCGGGAAGGGATTGCAGGGTGGACATGTAGCCGCTCGCCATGTAGTAGGGGTTGTCCGTCAAGCGCGCGGGGATGAACGTCCTGGACTTGGGCTCGATGATCTGCTCGGGCGTGTAGTCGGCGGGGTCGAAGTCGTAGACCACGCGGCCATCGACCAGCACGAAGGGCGCACCCGTGAGCGGCACGCCGTCGCTGTCCACCCACGTGTCTTTGCTGCCGCCCTGGCCGTCGGGCAGCATGGCCGCGTATCGCAGCTCGCCCGGCGGCGTCGGATACAACGGGTGCTGCTTGTCGAGCCACGGACCGAAGAACTCGATGACCCACCGGCCCTCGGATGTGGTGGGCGGGTTGAAGGTCATGAGCACGCGGGCGTGCAGCTTCGGGTTATTCGTTCGACACCATCCCATCGTGAACCGCACCTGCTGCTCACGCATTTCCGTGACCTCGTCGTACACCTTGAGGTCGTGCGGTCGGCCCTGCCACCTGCGTTCGTCGCCCGGGTTGTCCAGGCCACCGAACTCGCACAGCGCGCGGCCCGGGATTCGCCAGATGGATTTTTGCGAGTTGAAGCCGTCGGTGCTGCCGAGGATTTCCGTGAGGCGCTGGATGACACCCTCGGTCTGCGCCTTCTCGCGGCGCATGAACAGCGCGCGCTCGGCTTCGGTCAGGATGAGGCCAGCGGCCAGGTCGGTCTTGCCGCCGCCCGCAGCGCCACCGTAGCCGACGATGTCAGCGCGCGACTGCTTGGCCTGCGACTGCGGCCCGGCCAGCGGTTTCCAGATTGGCAACCGGCGCGCCTTCTCGCGCAGCAGCAACAGCAGCCGCTCGCGCGCTTTGCGGTCATACGAGGTCGTCGCAGTCATCGGCTTGCGTATAGCCCGCTGGCGGCGTTTCGGCCTCGTCCGTGTGGGTCGGGTCCAACTTGGTCGCGGAAAGGGCGCTGTGGCCGATCTGGCCAGCCAGCGCGGCAATCTCGGCCTCGAGGTCGTCGTCGCTGATGGTGCCGAGTGCGAGGTGGCCCGACAGTTCCAGCTTGCTGTTGTCCCGATACTTCGGGTCGTGCGCTTTGGCCAGGAAGATGGCCAACGTGTCGCTGTACTTGCGCACGGTCATCGGGATGGGCTGGCCGTTCTCGTCCACGCGCACGCGCTGCCGCTTCTCCCCCTCGTCGTCGGTGTAGTACTCGGTGAGGTAGGTGGGTTGGCCCTGATGTAGCACGGGCTCGGCCACGCCGTCGATGGCGCGTCGGTGCATTTCGTCCTCGAGCACGAGCAGGCCCGCCCGCATGGCGTCGTCCCAGCGAGCTGCGAAGTCGGGGTCGTTCTTGCGCCAGATGTAGGCCGTGTACCGCGAAATGCCCACTGCGGCAGCGGCCTTGCCAACTTGGCAAGTCTCGGCCAAGGCAGCGAGGAACGCGGTCATTTTTTCAGGGGTCAATTTCAGGTTCATGGTGTTGCGCAGGGTAGCGAACACAGCACGCGGTATGCACACCCCGGTTCCCGCGAACCCGGGAACGCGAACAACAAAAAGCCCGCACGAGGCGGGCCTAAGGAATCTGCAAAACTTTGCACGTTATTCGCATGTCTCGGTCCGGCGCACGCGAATCGTCCTGTACCTCGTTGCCGACTGATTGCGCATCTCGTATCGGCAAATCTTGGCCACGGTGCGCTTCGAGAGTTCGAACATACGGGCCAGCCGACCATAGCCAATGTGCTCCTTCTCGTGCAGCGTGCGCATCCGTTCCACCTCTTCGTCGGTCAGCTTCGCCCGCTGGTGATCCTCGCCCACGCGCAGCCCTGCGTCGTTGACCCCGACCAGCCGTTTCATCACATCCGTTTCAGCCATCCCCATGGCGCACCCCTTATCGTTATCTGAATCTGCAAAAAATTACTGTCACTACCGTCACCACCTGTCACTACCGATTTTCTATAAACCTCCTAGAGCCACTGAACTACGCGTAATACACTTTTAAACAAAGTAGGTAGTGACGGTAGTGACACCCCGAATAACGACCTAGAATCAAGCACTTACGTGTCACTACCTAGGTAATGACACGTTGGTGACGGTAGTGACACTTAGTCCTCATCTTTCGCGTAGACCCACTGCCGCGCGCCGTCAACGCGCATTTGTTTGCGCGTATAGCCCAAAGCGCGCAAAACTGTGCCGATTCGCATTTCCTCGACGCGCTTGCAATTTTTTGCGTCCAGCCGCAGCGCCCCCTCGGCCACCTCATGAATCTGCAAGAATTTGCGATCCGCAGGTTTTTGCTCGGTCATATCGTCTTCACGCTTGAGCCACGATCTGATGACCGGCTCCCATTCATCGCTCATCACGTAGTCGCCGTGCTCGGCAATGGCCAGGGTTTCGGCCTCGTGGTAGTCCACGCCGACCAGGTCGAACGTGTCCCGGGCCTCGGCCCATAGCTGGGCGCAGTCGCGGCCGATGGCTTCCACGTCCACGCGTCCGACCCGCACCGGCAGATAACGACGATGGCCGGTCTCATCGACCAGGAATTCCTGCTTGTTGGTCGTGCCGAAGCACAGCAGGCGCCGCGGGAACACCGTGTTGAATTCGCGATACTTGGGCGTCCAGTCCTCGTAACGCTTCGTCATCCACGCCTTGATGGATTCCGAGTCGCGTGAGGCCAGCCCCTTCAATTCCGCCAGCTCGGCCACGAGGCGCCCGCGCATCTTCCTGGACAGGTCGTCCTCCTTCTCGCCGAAACTGATTTCGGTGAAGAACTCGGGGGCCGGCGCGATGGCCGCCACGCCCGACGATTTGCGCAAGCCCTGCGCGCCCACGAGGATGGGGGCCATGTCGGCCTTGCAACCCGGCTCGATGACGCGGCCGGCCAGCGCGGTCCAGATATAGCGGCCCACGGCCCGCGTGTACGGCGTGTCCTCGGCGCTGAAATAGGTGGACATGAAGCGCTCGATGCGCGGCACTCCATCCCATTCCAGTTTGCCCAGCCAAAGCTGGGCCGAGTCGAACGCGTTCTGCTCGGCCACCAGCAGCACGGCGTCGCGCGTGTTCTCCTTCTTCGGCGGCTGGAAGCCGCAACGCTCGAGCGCGATGCGCAGGCGCGTGTAGTCGGCGTCCTTGAACGACAGCCAGTTCTCGCCGTCGTCCTCGCTGTACATGATCTCGTCGCGGAAGTTGTCGTACGCGATCCGCATGCCGACCATGTCCGAGCGGCCGATGGCTTTGACCAGGTTATCCATGGTCATGAGGATTTGGCCGTTGTCGTTGCGCACGAAGCTGGGCAGCGGGGGCGGCTCGGTCTTGGCGCCGCTGCCGGCCTTCACCTCGACCACGTCGAAGTCGTCCGACACGTCCTCGGTCCAGCCGGCGGCGCGCGCGGTGAGCTGCAGCCATCCCGCCGTCACCTGGTTGCCGGTGTGGCGCCCGAACGAATCCCACTTCTCGGCCAAGGCGTCGTGGCCCGGGTATTCCGCGCCCTTGCTCGACCAGTCGTCCCACAGCGCCAGCCCGGTCTCGTCGCCGCTGGTCTCGTGGTGCAGGGCCATGCCGGCCTTGAGCCAGTCGTCATAGCCGCTGTTCGGGTCCAGGTGCTCGAGCATCGCGCCGAGCTTGTCGATGGCCAGCCCGCCGGGCGCCGCCGTCACGTCGCGCACCGGCCGCTCGGTCTCGACCGGCTCGATGGCGAAGCGCTCGGCCAGCGCGGACCACAGCGCGTCGAACTGCTCGATGGTCAACACCGGGAAGTCGTCGGGCAGGCCGCCGGCCCACTCGTACCGCGCGCCGCTCGGGTGCGTGCCCACGGCGATGAACTGCTGCCCATCGCCCAGGAACTCGATGATGCCGCCCTCGACCTTCATGCGGCGCTTCCTGCGCTCGCCGTCCAGGCGGAAGGCCAGCAGGAACTTGCCGCTGTTGGCCCGCTCGCGCATCGGCAGCGGGGGGTTCACGGACGCATGCGACGGGTCCAGGTGGCGATAGATGAATTCGTAAATGGCGGTGGCGAGGGCGCGGTCCGGTACGTCCACGTCCAGCGCGCGCACGTCACGGGTCTGAATACAGATGCCGTAGTCCGGCTGCTTGGCCCAACGCGCGATGTCGCTGTCGCTGGCCTGGTACTGCGTCCAGCTTGCGATGCCGGCCACGTGGCCGCTGCCGTTGTACCGCGACGGCGTCTTGCCCAAGTCCTTCATCTTGGAATCGGGCGAAATGGTGGCGTGCGGGTTCGACACGACCGGCAGCAGGTCGGCGGTGAGGCCAGCCAGCAGCGTGAGCGTGTCCCAATCGGCGGGCGTGGCGCCGTACACGATGTTGGTGCGGGCGTTCATACCAGCGCCTCGACCGCGTTGGCTTCGAACACCGCACGGAAGAATCCCAGCGGCGACGCGCTGCGGATGTTGTGGCGTTCCGGCCCCGGCGGGCATTTGTGGATGCGGTCGTCCGGCGGCCCGAGCGTGTCGTCGCGCAGCGGCGCCGGCATCACGAACCCGTTACCCGTCCACAGGCACGTGGTTTTCGTGTAGTTGTCGTCGGTGTGGTAGCCGGTGTACTGGTCAGGCGAGAAAATGTAATCGGCCTTGCGCCAGTAGGACGAAATCGTGCTGACCGGGTTCTCGATGATGTACGGCGCGCCGATCCACTCGCACAGCTCGGCCGCCGTGGCGAACATGGCGACCGACAGCGACAGCGCGCGCAGCCCCTTGCCCTTGAACCAGCGCGAGCCGGACACGGCGAGGTGGTCGCACGGCGGGAACGCCGCGACGAACGCCACGCGGCTGCGGTCGAACGGCGGAAGCCACGGCCGCGTCAGGTCGGCGTGCACCTTCACGAGATTGCCCTCGCGCGTGATGCCGCCCGTGCCGAGCGCAACCGGGTGCTGGATGTCCACGCACCAGCATTCATAGCCAGCGTCCAGCCACGGCTTCGCCGCGATGCCGGACACATCGAACAGGAACAGGGCGATTTTCGGAAGAGCACTCATGCACCGTCCGCTTCTGTCGCGGCTTGGCGGCTGTTGATGTACTCGTTGAGCGCCGAACGGCGCCAGCCGCTCGCGCGGTGTCCCACCTTGATGGGGCGGGGCAGCTTGTCGGCCTTCACCAGTTGGTAGAGCATCGTGAGACCGATGCCCAGGTAGGTGGCCGCGTCACGCGGCCGGAAGATGGGGTCGTCCATCGGGTTCCTCGCTTTCTAGTTTTTGTCTGTGCGCTAACGCACGTTAGCGGACTTTAGCGAAGTGTAACCCCGGAAACTTAATTCCTCAAGAAAATTAAGTTCCTATGCTCAATTTCCAGGCAGCACGTTGCTAAACGCCCGCCGACGGTTCAGATGTGCCGCCAAGTCCGGCGCTTTCGCACATCCTTGACCGTCGCCTTACTCACACCGAAGCGTTCGCCCAGGACTCGGGCGGATTCGGTGGATTGCCGGATCGCCCGCACCACTTCGTCTGTCAGCTTCGCGGCGTGGTGTTCCACGCCTTCGGGCGTGCGGTGGCGCGCCCGGCCCCGCGCGATGGCGTCGGCGATGTTGTCGGCCTGCGTGCCGAGCGATAGGTGCTCGGGGTTAATGCAAGCCGGGTTGTCGCAGTCGTGCCGCACGACGAGCCCGCTGATAGCGGCCATCGGCAGGCTGTTCACGAGCGCGTACACAACGCGGTGCGCCAGTTGCATCTTGCCGCCGTAATACAGTTTTCCGTATCCGGCACGGTGACGCGCGCCGCGGTGTTCAAGGCACGCGCCCATCACGCACCCTGCGCGGTTCTTACCATGTCGAGCCAACCGCTGGACAGGCCCAGCTTGGCCTCGATGTTGCGGGCGGTGGTCTCGGTCAGCGGGCGCTTGGGCGGCGTGCCGAGCAGTTGGCTGATGTACGAGCCGTTGCTGTAGCCCAGCGCCTCGCCGAGCTGCTTGCGGCCGTGGTGCTGGTCCACCAGCAGCAGCAGGTTGTGGCGGCGCACCGCGTACACGTCGGCCATCGGCTGCGGCCGGCGCCGGTCTTCTATTTTCTTCATTTCGCTAACCCCCTGATTAAATTGGTTTAGCGGATGTTAGCAAAAGATTTGCGGTAAGTCACGCACGCATTAGCGGTTGCTTTCACAATGGCAGCATGCTAACGTCCGCTACCTACTCCAACAGGCACACCCCCGTGGCCGACATCCACGACGTACGGAAAAAGAATCTCAAGGCGCTGGTGGCGCAGTGGGACGGGCCGACGAACCTGGCCAAGCAGCTCGGCTACACCGGGCCGTCCTACGTGTCGCAGATGGTCAGCGGCAACCGGCCCATCACGGAGAAGACCGCGCGCCAAATCGAGGCCAAGCTCGACCTGGCAACCGGCTGGCTTGATGCCGCCCATCCAGGGGTGCCGGCCGCTCGTGCTGCTGTTCTGGACACTGCCGACCTGGCGAGAATAATTTCCTTGCTGACGACAGCGCTTGAAGAAGCGAGAGTCAAAATGCAGCCGGCGAAGTTTGCCGAGCTGGTCGCGATGGTCTACGAGGACGCGCAAGAGCGCGGCCGGATAGACGAGAAGTTCATTAACCGAGTGATAGGGCTCGTGAAGTAGGGAAGGGAAAAGCAATGCCGCAAGAAGTGATCCGCCAGCGTATCAAGTACCTCGTTGAGCACGGCGAGTTGTACCCACCGCCGACCACCGAATCGAACCACCGCAGCATCAAACACCTGCAGTGGATGATGGCCGCCATGGTAGCCATCAACCTCGTCCAATGCGTTGAGCTGTGGCTTAGATAACCGCCACATATCCGCAAACAAAGCCGCCTTCGGGGCGGCTTTTCTTTTGCCCGTATTCGTTAGCATCGTGAAAAATTTCTTGACCGTACGCTAAAGCATCTGCTAAATTATGCGGGCAGTTTAGGCAAACCCGTTAGCAAACTTTAGAAGGAGTCAAGAATGTCCCACCTCGTCACCGTCGCAGTTCGTCGCATGTTCGGCGACAACGAAGTCAACTTCACCACGCAGGCCGCTGACCTGGCCAGCGCGCTGGTCGCCGCCCACACCCTCGCCGGCATCGACACGCCGACCGCGCCCGCCGCCAGCTCGGCACCGGCCGCCGCTGCCGAAGCCAAGACCGAGAAGCCGAAGGCCGAAGGCAAGGCGAAGACCGAAGCAAAAAAGGATGCGGCGACTGCTTCGTCGCAGTCTGGTGCCAAGCAAGAAACCACGGCCCAGCAGGCCGGTGCGCAAGAAAAGACCTCGAGCACCACCGCTGCGCAACCTTCCTCGGACGGTGAAGAGGTCACCTACGACGGCCACGTCAAGCCGGCCATCCTGACCATCGCCAAGGAAAGGGGCCGCGACATCGTCACCGCGCTGCTGCAGCGCTTCGGCGCCGGCAAAGGCCCGGACCTCAAGCCCGAGCAGTTCGCCGAATTCCACGACCTCGCGCAGAAGACGCTGGCCGGCGAGTACGACCCGATGGCCGCCGACGAAGAAGCGCTCGCGTAATCATGGTCGCCAAGACGAAACCCTGCACGCTGGGGCCGAAACACAAATGGACGCACGTGCGTGACGTGACGTTCAAGAGCATCACGCAGGGGCCAAGCGGCACGCGCATGACCTTGTCGTGCCGCGGCGGCTACAAGTGCGAGTGCGGTGCGACGCGCTACGGCCAGCCGAAAGGGGGTCTGTGATGGGCGACAGCGCACAACACGCCCGCCTGTCGCCGTCCGGCGCATCGAAGTGGATGCGCTGCGCGGCCTCGCTGGCCCTCGAGGCGGACTGCCCCGACAACGCGGGCGCCTACGCCGAAGAGGGCACCGCCGCCCACCAGGTCGCCGAATGGGCGCTGACGGAGAACAAGCCGGCCGCCGCGTACATCGGGCGCCGTGTTGATGTCGGCCCGCACAAGACCGTCGAGTGCACCGAGGACATGGCGACCCACGTGCAGACGTACGTGGACGCGATCCACGAGCGCATCGAGCAGTTCAAGCTGCGCGGCGCGGTGTCGGTCGAAATGCTGGTCGAGGTCCGCGTGGACTTCTCGGCGTTCGTCGGCGAGTCCGGCCAGTTCGGCACGAGCGACGTGGTGCTGCTGGTCGATTGGGGCGCGCACATGCAAATCGACGTGAACGACTTGAAGTTCGGTCGCGGCGTGCGCGTCTACGCCGAGGACAACGAGCAGATGATGATTTACGCGCTCGGTGCCTACGACCAGTTCTCGGCCCTCGGCGATTACAAGGTGGCTTCGTGGTGCATCCACCAGCCCCGCCTCGGTCACGTGGACGCGGACGAGTGCGAAGTCGAAGACCTGCTCGGCTGGGCCAAGGACATGCTGCGGCCCGCCGCCGACAAGGCCATGTACCTGTTCGACGTGCGCAAGACCGAGCCGCCGGCCGCCGACGACTTCACCCCTGGCGACAAGCAGTGCAAGTTCTGCAAGGCCAAGGGTAAGTGCCCGGCCGCCGCGCAGCTCGCGCTGAACACCGTGGCCGACGACTTCGTGGACATGACACGCGACCTCGAGCCGCAAATCAGCGCGGCCATCGAGCGCGTCGAGAACAGCGACGGCCCGCATATCGCCGAGCTGCTGCGGCAAATCGACTTCATCGAGTCGTGGTGCAAGGCCGTGCGCGCTCGCGCCGAACTGGACCTGCTGGCCGGTCGCCCCGTGCCCGGCTACAAGCTGGTCAAGGGCAGGGCGGGCGCGCGGCAGTGGGGTGACGCCCAGGCCGTCGAGGTCGCGCTCAAGGCGATGCGCTTGAAGAAGGAAGAAATGTACGACTACAAGCTCATCAGCCCGACGACCGCCGAGAAGCTGGCTAAGTCCGGCGTCATCGGCGAACGCCAGTGGCCGAAGCTACAGGCGCTCATCACGCAAGCCGAGGGCGGCCTGTCCGTCGCGCCCGAAAACGACAAGCGTGCGGCCGTGGTCATCACGCCTGTCGAAGACGACTTCGACGCAGTACCCGAGCAACAACCCGCAACAACCGAAACCGCTGACGACCTGGTGTAGCCATGAATCACGACGCCTCGCAATTTGTTTCCTGCCACAACCTGCTGCCGCTCGATGCGCAGGCGATGTTGCGCCGAGCGGCAGCAACGAAGGTTCCCGAATCGGACCCGCTCGCGCGTGTCCGTGCGGTGGACCAGGCCATCAAGCGCATCAAGCGCGAACACCCGCACCTCTTCACCGCCTTGGCGCTCAACGACTACGTCACCACGAGCAGCGGCCACGGCTACGCCATCCCCACCTTTTAAGGAGAAACGACCATGGGTCAAAAAGTCAAACTTGCAAACGTCCGCATCGCCTTCTGCGGTTCCATCTGGCCGGGCGCCGCCGAGCAGTACCAGGGCAAGGGCATCGCTCGCCACAGCGCCACCTTCCTGGTCGAGCCGGGCAGCGCGAATCACAAGGCCGTCGAAGCCGCCATCATCGCCGCCGCGAAAGAGAAGTGGACGAAGCCCGGCCAGGCCGACAAGCAGGTCGCGGCCATGCGCACGAACAGCAACAAGTTCTGCTACCTGGACGGCGACCTCAAGGAGTACGACGGCTTCGCCGGGATGATGTACCTGGCCGCCCACCGCAAGGAAACCGACGGCGCGCCCACGATCCTGGACCGCGACAAGTCCCCGCTGAAACAGACCGACGCCCGCCCGTACGCCGGCTGCTACGTCAACGCGGTGGTCGAGATTTACGCGCAGGACGGCGAGAACAGCGGCATCCGCTGCGGCCTGATGGGTGTGCAGTTCTACAAGGACGGCGACAGCTTCGGCGGCGCCGGCAAGGCGAAAGAGGACGACTTCGAAGACCTCGGCGTCGATGAGGAAGCCATGGACGACCTGGCCTAAGTCCTCGGTCCTGCCCCACGGGGCAGGGCTATTCGGTGGTGGGGTGGTGCAACTGGTAGACGCCGAGGGCCGCCCCCTCGTGTTCCAGGTTCGATCCCTGGCCCCACCACCGAATAGCGGGGGCTTCCTCAAACCGCCCGCGGTTGGCTGCGCGGGAAAAAGCCCGAGCTGGTTTCGCACCTCTGCCCGCGTCGCTTCAGAACAGAGGTGCAGCGACTCGACCGTCGGAAGCCCGTAAGTGGGATAGGCGGAAAGCTCGGGAATAGGCCACAGAACATATGACCACGTACTCAGTCCGCTGCAAACACAAAGCCTGTCGCCATCGGCGCGTGGTCACCACGCACCCCGACGACTACAAAGTCATTCCGGCCTGCCCGAAGTGCGGCAACCGGAAGGGCTGGCGCATCGAGGGCCGCGAGTACAACCGCCGCGGGCTGTGCGGCTGCAGCGGCGTGGACATGGTGCGCGGCGTGCATTTCCCGCACCGGGTAACGCATCCCTTTTGCGACCAGCACCCGCGTGGCTACTACAACCAGGCGCGCGCCCGTGGCGTCGCCCACGAGGACATCCCCGCCGAATTCGGTGGCGGCTACATCGAGGAAGCAGCATGACCCACCCATTTGAAGTCGTTGAGCAGGAAGCCATGCGCGACATGGCCGCGCTGCGCGCCGAGGCGGCCAAATACAAGAAGATCGCAGCCGACGCAAACGCGGACGCTGATATGTACGCAAACGCCTGGCAGCGCGAACTGGCCGCGTACAACGGCCTGATTCGCAATAAACGCCATCACATCGACGCTATGGTGCTGACCACGCGCGACTTAGTGGAAAAGCTGCGCACCGCCGAGGCCCGCGTCCGCCAACTCGAGGCCGACCGTGGCTAAAACGCCGGCCGGTTCCTTCGGCGCCCGCGCCTGCCGCGCGCTGCGCGTGCGACTGTTCCAGCACGGCCGCGAGTCGCTGCCGCCGTCCTTCGCCGCGTCGAACTGGATCGTGGCCCGCATCCGCGCCACGGTGCCGTGGGCGGACTTCAAGAAGATTCGCGAGGTGTACCGCGAAGCCGACCGGCTCACGCAGGCCACGGGCGTGAAGCATCACGTGGACCACGTCATCCCGCTGAACCACCCGCGCGTATGCGGCCTGCACGTCGATGGCAACCTGCGCGCGATTCCCGCCGGCCCGAACATGGCCAAAACAAACAACTGGTGCCCTGAGCAGCTTGAGCTCTTCGACCAGCCAGAACAATTACCGCTCTTTCGATGACCACTCACAAACTCTATTGCGACCTGGAGACATATAGCCCGGTTCCCCTGAAAGACGGCACGCACCGCTACGCCGAGCAGGCCGAGGTGATGCTGTTCCCCTACGCCCTGAACGACGACAAGCCCCAGCTTTGGGACTTGACCACGCACCCGAAGCCGCCCAGCGATCTGGCCGACGCACTGCACGACCGTGACGTGATGACCGTGTGGCAGAACGGCGGCATGTTCGACCGCGTCGTCGTCAAGCACGCGCTGCCGTGGGTCTACGACGCGGCGCCCATCGAACGCTGGTACGACACGCGCGTGCAGGCGCTCGCGCACTCGCTGCCCGGCGGCCTCGATGCGCTGTGCCAGATTTTCAACGTGGCCGACGAAGACAAGAAACTCGACGGCAAGGCGCTCATCCAACTGTTCTGCAAGCCGCCAGCCAAGAACCTGAAACGCGGGCGCGCGACGCGACACACGCACCCGAACGAGTGGGAATCGTTCAAGCGCTACGCCATCCAGGACATCCCGTCCATGCGCTCGGTTCACAAGAAGATGCCGACCTGGAATTACCAGGGCGGCGAAATGCTGCTGTGGCATCTGGACCAGGCCATCAACATGCGCGGCGTCCAGATGGACCTGGACCTCGCGCGCGCCGCCATCCGCGCCGTAGACCGCGCGCAGAAGCGGCTGGCCGCGCGCACGGTCGAGCTGACCAACGGCGAGCTGCAGCGCGCCACGCAGCGCGACAAGCTGCTCGCGCACCTGCTGGCCGAGTACGGCGTGGACCTGCCCGACTTGACCAAGGCCACGCTGGAACGCCGCGTCGAGGACACGAGCCTGCCGTGGGCGCTGCGCGAACTGCTGGCCATCCGCCTGCAGGCATCGACCACCAGCGCCAGCAAATACAAAACGCTCGTGCGCGCGGTGTCCCAGGACGACCGGCTGCGCGGCACGCTGCAGTTCTGCGGCGCCAGCCGCACCGGGCGCTGGGCCGGCCGCCTGTTCCAGCCGCAGAACATGATGCGCCCGACGCTCAAGCAGGCCGCCATCGACCAGGGCATCGAGGCGATGAAAGCGGACTGCGAAGACCTCGTCACGGACAACGTGATGGAACTGGCGAACAACGCGGTGCGCGGCTGCATCGTGGCGCGGCCCGGCAAGAAGTTGTGCGTGGCCGACTTGTCGAACATCGAGGGCCGCAAGCTGGCGTGGCTGGCCGGCGAGAAGTGGAAGCTGGCCGCGTTCGCCGACTTCGACGCCGGCATCGGCGCCGACCTGTACAAGCTGGCGTATGCCCGCGCCTTCAACATCACGGCCGAAGAGGTGACAAAGGACGGCCGGCAAATCGGCAAGGTCATGGAGCTGGGCCTCGGCTACGAGGGCGGCGTCGGCGCCTTCCTGCAGTTCGCCCTGGTGTACGGCCTGGACATCGAGGCCATGAGCGACGCCGCGGTCTCGAGCATTCCCGACCACATTTGGGAAGAGGCGCGCGGCATGCTCGACTGGACGAAGAAACAGCGCCGCAGCACGTTCGGGCTGTCCGACCAGGCGTGGATGGTGTGCGAGTCGTTCAAACGCTCGTGGCGCTACGCGCACCCGGGCGTGTCGGACCTGTGGACCGACGTGGGCTACGCCGTCAAGCGCGCCATCGACTCGCCCGGCACGACCATCGACACGTCCAGCGCCGGCTTCCAACGCGAAGCACAGGGCGTGTTCCACTGGAAGCGCTCGGGCGCCGTGCACGACCGGCCGCGCCTGTTGGTGCGCCGCGACGGTGCGTGGCTGCGGATCCGCCTGCCCTCGGGCCGGTTCCTGTGCTATCCGTCGCCGCAGGTCGCCGACGACGGTACGGTCAGCTACATGGGCGTGAACCAGTACAGCCGGAAGTGGTCACGCATCAAGACCTACGGCGGCAAGCTGGTCGAGAACATCACGCAGGCCGCCGCGCGTGACGTGCTCACGTCGAACATGCCAGCCATCGAAGCCGCGGGCTACGACATCGTGCTGTCGGTGCACGACGAACTGCTCACGGAAGCACCGGACACCGCCGACTACTCGCACGAGCACCTGTCCGCGCTCATGGCCACCAATCCGCCGTGGGCCGCTGGTCTGCCGCTGGCCGCCGCCGGTTTCGAGGCGTATCGATACCGCAAAGACTAGTTGCTAAACGCGTTAGCGTTTGCTAATATTTGCTCACGGTCGGCAGCAGCCGGCCAGATGACCAGACCAGGGAGGAAAACCAAAATGAAAAAGCATCCGCATACCCACACCGCGCCGTACTACGGCGGCGAAAAGATGGCCCGCACGTTGGCCGAAGCGTTCGGCCACGGCGCGACGCTGCACGTGCCGCGCTCGCGCCTGCGCAAGTACGCGCCCGAGATTGTGATTGTGGTCTCGGCCGTCGCTGTCGTCATCACGCTGCTGGTGGGGCCGTGAGCGCACTGGCCAAGTTTCTCGCCGGCGGCCTGCTTCTGTTCATTGTTGTGTCGTGCGGTTTCGAGGTAGGCAAATGGCAAGAGGGCAGCGTGTTCACGTGGGACATCGTGCTGAAAGCCGCGTGCCTGTGCGGCCTGTTCTTCTGGCTGGGCTACCTCGCCGGGGCAGGTGACAACGATGCGTGAATCGACCGTCGAGCAGCACCTCGTCAAGCGCGTGAAGGCGCTGGGCGGCGAGGTGCGCAAGGTGCAGTGGATCGGCCGCCGCGGCGCGCCGGATCGCATCGTGATGCTGCCGGCGTATTCCGACCTGCCGCGCGGCGACCGCATCACGGCCCTGGAAGTACGCGAGGCAATGGGCGCGGCGCTCACCGGCCGGCTGCACACGCCGATGTCCGCGTGGGTGGAGTTGAAGCGCCCCGGCGAAGTGGCCGAGCCCCACCAGGCGCGCGAGCACGAGCGCATGCGCAAGATGGGCCAGCGGGTCGTGGTCCTCGATTCCATCGAGGCCGTTGATAAATTTCTTGAAGGGGTGGCGTGATGGAACTCGTTATCAACCTTGTGCTGTTCGCGCTGGGCGTGTACGCCGGCATGACCCTGATGGCGTGCCTAGTCACCGCCGGCCGCGCCGACCGCCAGCTCGACGCCGAGGCGCGTGCGAAGCGCGGCGTGCAGTGTGATTGCGACCCGACGGACTGCTGCCTGCATGCCGGTGACGTGGACAGCAACCATTGCCCGCTGCGCACGCCGAGGTCTGCGGCGTGACTCGTCGCAAGTTCATCCCCCGGGCGTGGCAAGGCCCGATCATCGACCACGTCATCGAAGTGCCGCGCAACGGCACGTTCGCCGGCATGGGGCTGGGCAAGACCACGGCCACGATGACCGCGCTGGACGCGATGTACCTGGCCGGCGAGCTGGCCGGCCCGACGCTCGTGTGCGCGCCGCTGCGCGTGGCCGCGAGCACCTGGCCGGACGAGGCCGAGAAGTGGGACCACCTGCGGCACATCGAGGTGCAGCCCATCGTCGGCGACGCCAAGGCCCGCGCCCGCGCTCTGGCGAACACGAACGCGTCGGTGTTCTCGATCAATTACGAGAACCTGCCATGGCTGGCCGCCCACCTCGAGGCGACGCGCCGCCCGTGGCCCTTCGAGAAGGTCGTGGCCGACGAGTCCACGAAGCTCAAGGGCTTCCGCACGAAGCAGGGCACGGCGCGCGCCAAGGTGCTGGGCCGCGTCGCGCACAAGCACGTCAAGCGCTGGTCGAATCTGACCGGCACGCCCAGCCCGAACGGCCTACAGGATTTGTGGGGGCAGACGTGGTTCCTGGACGGCGGCCAGCGCCTCGGGCGCAGCTTCACCGCGTTCGCCGAGCGCTGGTTCCGTACCGGTCACAACGGTTTCGGCCTCGAGCCGCTGCCGTTCGCGCAGCAGCAGATTGAGGACGCGCTGCGCGACCTGTGCCTGACGCTCGACATCCGCGACTTCGTGGACATCCGCGAGCCCATCGTGTGCCCGGTCTACGTGGACCTGCCCGCGAAGGCGCGGCGCCTGTACGACGACATGGAGAAAAAGATGTTCGCCGTCATCGGCGAGCACGAGGTCGAAGCGTTCAGCGCGGCGGCCAGGACGATGAAGTGCCTGCAGCTCGCCAACGGCGCGGCCTACGTGGGCGAGAACAGCGAGCAGTGGGAAGAGGTACACGATGCAAAAATTCAGGCGCTTGAGGACATTGTGGAAGAGTCGGCCGGCGCGCCCATCCTGGTGGCCTACCACTTCAAGAGTGACCTACAACGCCTACAGCGGGCGTTCCCGAAAGGGCGTGCGCTTGACAGTGATCCGAATACGATTCGGCAGTGGAACGCAGGGAAAATCCCTGTCCTTTTCGCCCACCCCGCGAGTGCTGGTCACGGTCTCAATTTGCAGGACGGCGGCAACATCCTCGTCTTCTTCGGCCACAACTGGAACTTAGAAGAGTTCCAGCAAATCATTGAGCGCATCGGGCCGACGCGCCAGCTACAGGCCGGCCACGATAGGCCGGTCTTTATCTACCACATCATCGCGCGCGACACGGTGGACGAGCTTGTTATGGCCCGGCGCGAGTCGAAGCGCGAGGTGCAGGACTTGTTATTGGAAGCTATGAAGAGAAGAGGTAACAAATGAAATTCGAAGCGAACAGCGGATCGCAGGCGCCGGGTGGCGAAAGCTACTGCATGCACTGCACGTACCACCTGGATTTTCACGGGCCGTCGCTCCGGTGCCCGAGCCTTGCGGACATCGAGCGCGCGGTCAAGGTCATGGCCAACGAGGCCGCGGCAGCGCAGGGCGTGGACTTCACCGACCACATCGCCGCGCTGCCGAAGCTCACGCATGCCGACGCGCCGGCCCTGCTGGCCAAAGCGGCCAGCATCATGGCCGAACGCGGCAAGCAGTACGACAAGCCCGAGGGCGAGCGCAGCATGGGCCGTGCCGTCGCCGCGTTCAACACCATCACGGGCCAGGACTTGAGCGAGGCCGAGGGCTGGCTGCTGTTGCAGGTGCTCAAGGACGTGCGCCAGTGGCAGCGCCCCGGCTACCACGCCGACAGCGCCGAGGACTGCATCGCGTACGCAGCGCTCAAGGCCGAGGCCAAGCAGGGCGAGGCGCGGTAATGCGTACGTGCACGCGCTGCGGCGTGCCTAAGTTGGCCGACGGCTTCTACCTGCGCACGAACGGCTCGCCGTTCGCGCAGTGCAAGGCGTGCATGATCGAAGCGGCCGGGCGCCACAGCGCGGCGAAGCGCGCCCGGCGCAATGCAGCCATCGCGCGCGAGAAGGCGAAGGCCGCCCACGGCAGCAAGGCACGCATCCTTGAATTGCTGGCCGACAACGACCGAACCACGCAGCAGCTCGCGCGGCTGCTCGGCCTGTCGCGCTGCCGCACGAACCTGCTGGTGAAGGAACTGCGGCAGGCGAAGCCCAAACAGGTGTACGTCGTGCGCTGGGTCGCGGTCCCGCGCAACTCGAGGAACGGGCCGCAACCGGTGCGTGTGTACGCGCTGGGCAGTCAGCCCGACGCGCCTAAGCCAGTACCGACCACGAGCGCCGAGCGGCGCACCAAGTCACGCGCCAGGGTGAACGACACCGTGTCGGAGGCGCTGAACATTACAGCAGCATGGATTCGGGAATGTTCCTCACCGATGACGAACTCGTCCAGTTGACGCGGCGTACCCGCCGTGCATCACAGCGCCAGGTGCTCGCCGCAATGGGCATCGAGCACCGGCCCCGGCCCGACGGCTCGCTCGTCGTGCTGCGTTCGCATGTGGAAAAATTGCTTGACGGCGCGTTAGCAAATGCTAAAATGCGAAGCGTTAGCAACGAACCGGATTGGTCCAAGGTCTAAATGCCCCGCCCGCGTAGCGCCCACAACAAGCACCTGCCGAAAGGGTGGGCGCACGAACATGGCGCCTACTTCTATTCGGTGCCGCGCGGCCTCGAATCGTTGTGGGACGGCAAGCGGCGTTTCCGGCTGGGCACCACGTTGCCGGAAGCCTACAAGGTGTGGGCCGAGCGGGTAGGGCGCAACGAGAACGCGAAGACCATCGCCGACCTGCTGGACCGGTACGCGCTCGAGGTGCTGCCGACCAAGGCGCCGAAGACGCGGCTCGAGAACGTGCGGCACGTGGCCCAGCTTCGCGGCGTGTTCGGCGCGCTGCGGCTGGACGAAATGCGCCCGCAGCTTGTGTACAAGTATGTGGATAAGCGGCGGGTAAAGAAGCGCAACGAGAAGGGCGTGCTGGTGGGCGGCGTGACCGTCGCGCACCGCGAGGTCGAGGTGCTGTCGCACGCGTTCACGAAGGCCGTGGAGTGGGGCTACATCGACCGGCACCCGTTCAAGGGTGAGGTGCGGCTCGAGGGCGAGAAGCCGCGCGACCGCTACGTCGAGGATTGGGAAGTGGTCGAGTGCCTGGCGCTGGCCAGCCGGCGCAAGAAGGGCAGCGTGCTGGCCATCCAGGCGTACATGCGCATCAAGCTGCTCACCGGCCTGTCGCGCGGCGACCTGCTTCGGCTCGAACCCCGCCGCCAGTTCCAGGACGACGGCATCCACGTTCAGCGGCGCAAGACGGCGGGCAGCACCGGCAAGCGGACCATCTACGAGTGGACGCCCGAGCTGCGCGAGGCGGTGAAGATGGCCGAGGCCGCGCGGCCGGTGCATATCTCGCCCTGGTTGTTCTGCAACCGCGACGGCGCCGGCTACGTGGACGAAGCAACCGGCGAGGCCCACGGGTGGGACTCGATGTGGCAGCGGTTCATGGACCGCGTGCTCAAGGAAACGAAGGTCACCGAGCGCTTCACCGAGCACGACCTGCGTGCGAAGTGCGCGAGCGATGCCGAGACTTTAGAACATGCGCGGGCGCTGCTCGCTCATGCCGATAGCAGGACGACCGACCGCATTTACCGGCGGAAGGCGGAAAGGGTTCGCCCATTGAGATAAGGGGTTGGATGTATGGATGACAACAGGAAGGAATGCGCGCACCGCTACGTGCGCGATGACGAGCACCCGCTGCATCACTGCTGCCAGGTCTGCGGGGCTGTGAAGACCGAGCGCACCACCGGCACGAATCCGGCCATGGCCACGCCGCACGGCGTCGAGCGCCAGGAAATTCGCAACGCGCTGCTGGACGCGCTCAACAACCTGCCGGCCGACGGCGAGTGCGCGAAGCTGATCCGCGACACGCTGGACCGGATGGGCAGCTACACGCCGCCGGCCACGCTGGCCTATGGCCTGTTCTTCGAAGAGAACGACCACCGCGTCCTGCAGTACCCGGTGCGCAGCACGGCCGAGGAATGCGAGCGCGACAAGGCGCTGTACGAACCGGTGTGGCGCAGCAAGCTGCACGTGCATCGGCTCGTGGACGGCGGCGCGGTGGCCGCCCGACAGCCCACCGGGAAAACGCTGCTCGGTCTGCCGGTCGTCATTGACGACACGGTGCCGCCTGGCGTGGCCGAGTTCCACAGCGGGCGCCGCACCGAGCGCGTGGACATCGAGGTCGAGGCCGACCAGGAAGGTGGTGCGTGATGCCGCGGCCACGTAGACCCGAGAACATTGACTTACCCGACCGCTGGTCGTTTGAGCATGGCGCCTACTTCTACCAGGTGCCGCGCGGCCTTGAAATGTTCTGGAACTTCAAGCGGCGATACCGGCTGGGCGCAACCTACGACTCCGCGCTCGCGGAATTCCAACGCAAGGGCAGTGAACTGCAAGCTACGGCCGACGTGGGCCACATGCTTGTACCGGCCGCGAACATCGTGCGCCTGCCGGAAATTCCGCGCACAGGCGTGTACTTCCTGCTGCGCGGCCCCGTCATCGTCTACGTGGGCAAGTCGAACGCACTGGCCGCACGAGTGGCCAGCCACTACGGCGGCCCGATGCAGTTCGATGGGGTTCGGTGCCAAGCCGCGGAGGGGCTGGTGATGGATCGGCTTGAGCAGCTTTACATCGCCCGTTTCGCGCCGGAATACAACGTCTGCCACATGCCCAAAAATGAGGCAGATGAGCAAATTGAATTACGCGAATCCGCTGAATTACGCAGTGTCCAGAAGCAGGACACCGTAAGTCCTTGATTCGATGGCGCGCCCGGCAGGATTCGAACCCACGACCCCCTGGTTCGTAGCCTGTCCGGCGCGTCAACGGATTCATCAATTCTATCAAGACCTTACCGGCGCGCAACTGCGTAATTCCCGCCGCTATTCGGGCGCTGCAAGTCGTTGATTCGCAACGACGGCCCGCCCGCGAATAACGCAGCTATTTGCCAGGGATGGCCAGGTAGGCGAACCACGCGGCGATGCCGGCGAACAGTACGCCCAGCGTGGTCAGCACAACCATGGTCCACCACCTTCGGTCCTCGCGGCGCCGCTGCTCTTCCAGCCAGGCCAACGCGGCGTTGTGCTTCTCGGGTGCGCGGTAGTTGTGGTTGCTGACATCGAAACTGACCAGCGCCGGGCCGACGCTGTCGAAGTGTTTGCGCAGTTCGGGCGTGAGGTGCTTGCGGCGTTCTTCCGGCGTCATCGGCATGGTGCCAATACTACCGCCGGCAGACTCGGTTCTTGAGCCCGTCCGGCTATTTGCCCAGCGCTGGCGCCTGCGCCAGCAGTTCGGTCTTGACCTCGCTGCCGCGCGTGGTGCCGAACCAGAAGGCCATCACGACGCCCCAGCCGGTGGACAGCGACCCGAGCATGAGCAGCAACGCCTGGCTGTCGCCGGCCTTCAACCAGCCCATCATCATGCCCAGCAGCACGAGGAAGTAGCCGGCGGTGACCAGGATGGACAGCACGGCGGGTATCGGGCTGCGCGTCGTTTTCTGCATGTCGCGCGCGTCCTTGCGGTCGCCGGCCGCCAGTGCTTCCATGTCGGCCACCTGCTTGAATCCGAGTTCCTGCATGCGCAGCGCGAACTGCTGGTCGGCCTGTTTCAGCGCGAGCATCTGCTCGGGCGTGGCGCCGGACAGTGCGGCCTTGACGGCGGCCTCGTTCTTGTCCGACAGGCCCAGCGCGTCGCCGATGGCCGACACGGCAGCGCCGCCCAGCGGTCCGCCCAGCGCGGTGCCGATCCACGGCGCCACGGTTTGCACGAGTGCCTTCCAGTCCATCATGCCCCCACGAGGATGTTGTACGCGATGCGCCGCGCCCAGCCGCGCGCGTTCTGCGGCCAGTTGTTCAGCTCGGTGAGGTAGGCGATGCGCTTGGCGTTGAACAGCGCGATGGTCTTCCACACGTCAGCCGCGCGCACCGCGGCGATGGTCTTGGCGCCGATGATGCCGTCGGCTTCGACACCCACGCATTCCTGCAGCCAGCGCACCGGGTAGCCGCCGTTGTATGCGGTGTCGAAGATCTGGTACGCGATGCGCGGGTCAAACTGGTCGCACTGGTACTTGTCCCAATACCACGCCTTCGCGATGGCGCGGGCCTTGTCCAGCGGCAGTTCGCGCATGTCACCCTTGTAGCCCCACGCCCGCGCCACGCGTTCCGTGATGCCAAACTTGGTCGCGCCGCCCGGGTCAGCGGCGCGGTCGCGCTCGGTGAAGCCGCCTTCGATTTTCGCGATGCTCGCGAACGCCATGTCGAAGCTCACGTCAGCCACCTTTTTGAACGGATGCGATGAATGCCTGCCACACGGCGTAGGCCAGCCAGGCGGCCCCCGCGAGGAAGCCGGAACCGGCGACCTTGACCAGCGCTTCGCGGATCATCTTGTTGCGCAGTTCGATGCGCTCGATGATGGCCTCGTGATAGCGGCGGTGCGCCTCGGCGTCGCCGTCGGGAAAGCCCGCCACCAGCTTGGCCATGGTCGCGTCGGCGGCCAGGTTGCGCTCGATGATGGCGTCGATCTTCCGGCCGTTTTCGAGGTGCAGTTCGTGCATACCCCCAAGCATTTCCGCGAGCGCAGGCCCGCCCATTCGTTCGGCTTCCATCTGCCAAAGCTCCTTGGTTTTGCCGGTCATTGTTTGGGGCCGATCATGGTTGTAGTGGTTGTGGTTGTGGTTGTGGTTGTGGGCCTGTTGCGCAGCCATCACAGCGATGCGGGCAACCTTCTCGGGCGCCGCAACGCCGGACGAGTTCGGCGGTGGCGGTTTCCCGTATCTGCTCCCACACCTTCTCATCTGCCGACCAGGTGCCGACCGACCTGAACGAGTTGCACACGGTGCAAAGGACTGGGATACGTGCGCTCATTACGACACCTTTACGATGATGCGTGCACGGCCATCGGCCTCGATGGCGATGACCTTGCCGACCGCGCGCATGTATTCGCCGAGGGTCATGTCGGCTTCGTTCTTCGCGATGCCCTTGATGCCGTCGCCGTCCTGCACCGCCACGATGTATTGGCCAGGCGTGGCGCCCAGCACGTTGACGGGCACCTGACCGGCGAACGCGATGCGGTCAACCTTCTGCCGCTCGGCTTCCAGCTCGTCCTCGTACGCCTTCGTGTCGAGCTTCCACTGCGCCATCGCTTTGTCATACGCGGCCTTGGCTTTCTTGAGCTCTTGCGCGTGCGCCGCGCGGTCGCTTTCTTCCTTCGCGCGTGCCGATTCCCACGTGGCCAGCCGCGCCGCGTAGAACTTCGCCGTGGTCTCATCGACCTCGGCATCGCCAGTCGGCACCGGTTCGTCCGGCTTGCGGCCCAGGATCATGCCCTTGTATTCCGGTTCCACATAGATCGGCGTTGCCGGACGCTGGCCCAGGTGCACACCCCACGTGTCGCCGCCCACCATGCACGGGTCGGTAGACTTCACGCCGAACGCGATGGCCGGCACCCAGCGGTCGATAACCTTGCCGTCGCTGTCGATGCCGATGATTTGGCCCTTGGCCACGTCGCCGCAGCCGTCGGCTTTGCGCATGTATTCGGCGTAGTCGGCACCACTGGCGTTGACGGTGCCGGCCGCGTTGATGGACCGGTTGGTGGTCGAATTCTTGTTCAGGGCAAGGTTCGTGTTCGCACCGTTGATGCCCAGCCCGCGCGCATCCTGGAAGTAGCCGATGGATACGCCCGCACCCTGCAGGTTCAGGATGACGGTGTTCTCGGTAGAGCCCACGCGGTTGATGATGTGCGAGGCGCCGGACGCCGCGCCCATGAAGCAGTTGCCGTTCGTGTCGGTGCCGAAGGTGTTGCGCGCGCTCGGCGTGTTCACGCCCCACGTGGTCGAGGTGAAACGCGTGGACCAGCCATTGCGGTTCACCACACCGCCCATCGTGTCCTCGATGACGTAGTTTTTCGAGCCGGCGTCGGCCACCACGGCGGTGTTCGCGTCGTTGTGGTTGCCCTCGGCGTGGAAAATCTGATACGTCGTGCTCACGTTGAGCGTTTCGATCATCGCCTGGAACTGCTCGAAGTAGTTCCCCCAAATCTTTTCGCCGCTCGCGTTCGCGCCCAGCGAAATGCCCACGCCCGTGGGCGCGCCCGTCGAGCTTTGCAGCAGGTTGGCGATGTACATGTTGCCGCCGCCCAGCTTCACCTGGATGGGGCGGTTCGACAGAATGCGGTTCGTCGAGAACGTAGTGGCCTGGATACCGGCCGTGCTGTTCTCGGTGATGCCGTTGGCGAAAGCGAAGCCGCTGTCGCCGATGATGTTGTTTTCGAGCACGTGCCCGTACGCGCCCGGCACGAACGCGGACGTGTCGGGGTTGGTGTCCGACAGAAGGATGCCGATGCCGGTGTTGTTGGAGCCGGCCAGCAGGTAGTTGTTGTGGACATGCGCGCGCCCCGCGTAGATGAGCAGCGCCGTTTGCCCAGCGGCCGGACGGAAGAGGAAGCCCGAGACTTCGACCTGCTGGTGTGCGATGCGTAGCAAGGGGAACGTCGAGCCATCGGCCGCCGTGAAGTACGTGCCGTATCGCGACGCGCCGCGCAGAATGATGCCGGGCTTGGTCGTCGTGATGGAATTGCCTAGCTTGTAGTTCCCGTTGGAGAACAGGAACGTTTCGGCGAAGCTGCCCACCGTCGCCAGCGCGTTGTTGATGGCGGTGTCGCTGTTCGTGGTGCCGCTCGGATTGGCGCCGAACCAGTCCACATGCTTCGGCCCGACGAACGAGCGTTTCCAGCGACGCCCCAGCGCGTCCACGATGATCGTGCCGCCGTTGTCGGCGCTGGTCGTGTCGGTGGCGTCCAGCACGAACGTGCCGGCGATGCCCGAAGGCGCCGCCGTGACCAGGTATCCGGTGACGTAGACCGACCGGCGCGTGCCGGTGTACGCGCGCAGCGCGGTGTAGTCGGCCAGTTGCAACGCGCGCAGTTCGTCGCGCACGTTGTTCGGCGTGGCGCCGACACCGGCCGGCACGTACTTGATCTTGCTGGCGTCGATGCCGGCGTTCGCGGCCACCGAGTCATCGACAATTACGCCTGCGGCAACCGAACCGATGGGTGGGTAGTAGACGGTGGTAACGTCGCGCACGGCGATATTTCCGTCGGCGTCGAAGACCAGGGCTTTATTTGCGCGTGCGGCAGCAGTCGGCAGTTCGGCGTCGCTGATACCATCGGAGACCGCGACGCGGATGGCGCGGCCCAGCAGTTCCTTCACCTGCTGCGACAGGATGGTCACGCGGTCGAGCGCGTCCTCGATGACCGACGGGTAGAAGCCGCCGCGGTTCTGGATGTCGGTGGGCTGCAGCAGCGGCACGTCCGACAGGATGGTGAGGGTCTGCGTGGACGGGAGCGCGCCGCCGTAGCTGTACGTGACGGTGCCGCCCGGGTTGTTGTCCTGGTCGGCGTTCAGCGCCACCGAATAGTCGGCGTCCAGGTCCAGCACGGTCTCGGCGCCGGCCGCGTCGGCCAGCACGACCTGCAGGTCGCTCTTCGCGAATACCTTGAACTGGAAGGGGAATACGGTGGTGACGCCGTTCCCGATGAACGGCCCCGCCTTACGGGTAGTGGTGGAAACGGTCATATCCGGCGATCCTTAGGTTGCGGGCATTGTTGCCCTCAGGACCGCCGGTATGCACACCCTTATCGCTTCTCCTGGAAGCCGAAGGCGATGGCCGCAGGATTGTGCGTCTTGCCCTCGGCCAGCGCCTTCGTGCCCGTGATCGTGCGGTTGATCTGCGCGCCCGGCAGGCCCAGCGCGTCGCCGGCCATGTTCACGGCCGCCTTGCGGAACGAGTCATCGAACTGGCCTTTGCGCGCTTGGTCGAGGAACTTGATGCTGTCCCCCACGAAGCGCACGCCGGCCGGCCCCGAGTAGCCCATGGTGCGCTGGCCGGTGACGATGTTGGCCGCCTCGCCGAATTCCCGCGACACGACCATCAGGCCCATGAGATAGCTGAGTTGCGCGGCCACGAGCTTCTGCGCCAGCTTCTTCCAGTCGTCGCCGTCGCCCGAATCGCCCGGGGTCAAGGCGTCCTTGAGCAGCGTGCCCAGCACCGCCGGCACCGAGTACAGCATCAGGTACTTGGCGGCCAGCTTCGCCTTGCTCGACTCGGTCATGGTCTCGGCCACGCCCAGGTTGAATGCGGTGTTCATGAACGAGTAGAAGACCGTGAACAGCTTGAGCGCCTGGCCGCCGCGTTCGATGGCCGACACGTCCTTCACCTGCCCGCCACCCTGCGCGTCGATGACGGCCTGGTCGGCGAGGTCGATGGCGCGGTCCTCGGTGTTGCCTTCGCCGAGGGCCTTGTCGTAGGCGCCCAGCCACGTCGGCACGTCCACGGTCTGCTGGCAGCGCATCATCAGGACGTACGCGTGCTGCTTGAGCACGTCGGCCGCCGGCAGGTCGGCCTGCACGCGGTTGCGCAGCTCGTTGAGCTCGCGGTATCGCGTGCGCGCCCGGTTGCGCATGAATTCCGACTTCTCGTTCACTTCGCGCGTGCTGTCGATGGGCGAGGCGAGGTACTGCACGATGCCGCGGCCGATGTGCGTGGGGCCGACGCGCACGATGGACTGCGTCATGCCGAGACCCTGCAGGGCCGCGCTCATCACGTTGAAACCCAGGCCGGCCACGCTCACGTTCTGGCGCAGCTTGCCCAGCGCAATCTCGCCCGCGTTGTCCGACGACTTCTCGCCCTCGGCGATGTCGGCGGCCCACGACTTGAATTGCGCCTTGACCTCGGGGCCGTAGTGGTTGCGGATGGCGCTGTCGATGCTGGTGGATTTCAGCAACCGGTTGGCGTCGATCAACCATTCATGCCACGACAGGTCGTGGATGACATCGTTGACGCCCGAGTACAGGCCGGCCAGCGAGTAGAGCAGGGGGCGGCCATGTACTTCCTCGGCGCGCGTCTTCGTGAACGAGCGGCGCGTGGTGGCGCTGGTGTACGCACCCTGCAGTTGGCGTTTCGCGCCTTCGGCGTCCGCGTGTTCCTCTGCGCGCTGGCTGGCCGCCGGGTCGTACTTCACCGGGTAGTAGCCGCCGCGGTACTCGCCGTGCGGGGTCTGCACCGGGCTGGGCTCGAGCCATTCGGGCGCCTTGCCGTACACGCGTTTTTCCTTGGCTTCGATCAGCGGGCGGTACGACTCGAAGTGGTCCCAAATCGCCTGTACCGCGTCCCATTCCTCGCGCGTGAGCGAGTCCAGCACCGGCTGCACCTGCGCCATGGTCCAGCCCTCGCCGCCCAGCAGGCGCTGCAGGTTGGACTGGTTACCGACGTTCAGCGCGATGGCGATGCGCGACTCGCGGTTCAGACTGCGGCCGATGCTTTCGAAGTACACGCCCTTGCCGCCCATCTTGCCCAGCTTGAACACGGGCGCGAGGATGTCCGACAGCTTCGTGGTGGCCTCGGCGCGCATGGTCGTTTCCATGTCGCCGCGCTCGTTGGCACTGCGGACGAAGTATTCCCACACCGGGCCGCCGTCCTTGCCGCCGTCCAGGATGCGCGCCCAGGTCGCGACCTTCACGTGCGCGGCGAAGAAGCGGCGCATGCCCTGCATCGCGCGGCCCATGTTCGTGGTCGGCGTGCGCGTGTCGGCGCGGCGCGTGCCGGCGTGCTCTTCGATGGACGCGGTGATGAGGTCGCGCACGGCCTCGTATTCGCGCTGGTCCTTGGCCGTGAGCAGCTTGTGCTTGAGGCGGGCCAGGTGCTCGATTTGTTTGACCGTGTCGCGCAGGCCGCGCAGTTCTTCGACGGTCATGTCCTTGTACGACTGGCGGCCGGCCTCGGCCAGCAACTCGGGCGGGATGTCCGGCTCGAAGCCCTGTTCGCGCTGCGATTCCGCCCATTCCAGCAGCGACTTGCGGCGGTCGATGGCGCGCAGGGTTTGCCCGCTGCGCAGGTCGAAGCGCGCGAGCAACTGGTCGATCTGGTCCAGGTACTCGGCGTCCAGCGCCTTGCGCGTGCCCTCGGTGTCGAAGCGCTTGAAGTACGCGAGCGCCTTGTCCACCTCGGCCTGCGCGGCGTGCGCGGCGCGGTCGGCGTACGAGTTCACGAGCTGGTTGCGCTTCTCGACGGCGGCGGCCTGCAGGTCGCCCTTCTTGAAGGCGGCGTCGGCGGCCTTCGCGGCGCGCGCGGCGGCGGCACTGTACTGCGCCGGCCGGATGTTGCGCACCTTGAGGCGGGCGATGGTCGCCTCGGCGAACTGGCGCGCCGCGCGCGGCAGCGTGGCCACGGTGCGGCGCCGGCCGCGCGCGTCGGTGCCTGCATCCTCGCGGGCGTTCATCGCTTTTTCCAGCGCCGCCAGTTCGGTGGCCACGAAGCGCGTGCGCGCCTCGTCGTGCAGCGCCTCGTCGGCCGCGCGTGAAATGGCGCGCTCGTCGGTCAGGTCGCCGTAGCGTTCCAGCATGCGCTGGTCGGTGATGCCCTCGATTTTCTCGGCGGGCTTCTCGGCCGCCAGCAGTTCACGGACGAGGTGGTCGCCAGAAGTGAAGCCGAAGATTTCGGCCGCGAGGTCGGGGTGCATGCCGCCCTCGGCCGTGGCCATGCCCTGCTGGCCGGTCGTCAGGTAGCGCCACGGCGCGGCCGGGCCGTCGCCGTACATTTCCTTGAGGTCGGCCAGGTTGAGCTTCGTGCCGGACATGCCGGCGTCTTCGATGATGCGGCGCTGCTCGCGGTTGCGGTCGGTGTCCGGCAGTTCGCCGTGCGTGAGGAAACGGCGCGCCAGATTGATCGGCTCGGCCATGACCTCGGCTTCCACCTCGGCGCGCACGGCCTTGCGCTTGCCCTCGGCCTCGCGCTGCAGTTCCTTGATCTTGCGCGCCTTGGCGTTCGTCAGCCATTGCATGTCGCGCAGCGAACGGGTCTCGAGGTCGTGGATGGCCGACTGCGTCGCGTCCTGGCCGAGCGCTTGATAGCGCAGCCATTCGTCGTCGCTCATGAATTCGGGCTTGCTGGCGAACAGGCCGCCGTAGCCGCGCACGGCCTCGGCTTCCTGGATGGCCTGCCTGGTGGCGAGCATGCGGTCGAACACGCCGCGCACCTCGTCGTTCAGCGTCACGTTGAGCTGCGACAACGAGCGGTACACGTTGAGCATCCAGGCGCGGAAGCGCTGGAACATGCTGGCCAGCTCGACCGACGGCGCCCGGCCTTCGAACAGGTACGCCTCGAAGCCGCGCGCGAAAGTCTCGTGGTGGTCGCGCTTCTGCTCGATGTCGTAGCCGTTCCACGTGGCCAGGTCCGGCACGCCGAACCACTTGAGCACGGCGGCCATGTCGTCCTTCACGCCCTGCGGCGCGTCCTCGCGGCTGGCCATGTCGGACAGCACCTCGAGGTAGAAGTGGCCGGACTCGTGCAGGAACGTGGACAGGTCCGCGCGCTGCAGCAGCGTGACGACCGAGGGCGTTTGCGTGATGTCCTCGCCCAGCGTGATCGAACCGCGCGCGCCGGGCTGGCCCTGGTTCAGCGTGTTCGGCGGCGTCCACACGAATTCCTCGCGCACGCCCGGCACCTTGTCGCCGCCCGTGTTCTTCTTGAAGCCGAGTTTTTGGTAGTACGCGCGAAGGCGCTTCTGGTGCGCCTTGCCCAGCATCGACTCGCTGGTCAGCGCCACCGGCAGGCCGTGCTGCGACGCCTTACCCATGATGGCGGCCAGCGCCATCGTGCCGATGCCGTTGCCCTTGTTCTTGATGCGGATGTCGCGCACGACCAGGTGCGGCGTGCCCTTGCCGCCGCTTTCCACCTCGAGCTTGATGTCGCCCACGGCCTCGCCGCGGCGCATGAGGGTGTCGCCCTCGATGGTGAAGCCGCTGCCCAGGTCGTTGAACGCTTCAACCTGCGGCGCCTGGTCCAGCGTCTTGGCGCCCACCAGCCGCTCGGCGCGCACCTGCAGCGGGTAACGCTCGGCCATCTGCTCGGGCGTCAATCCGACCTTGGCGCCCTGCACGGCGTAGAAGTTGCCCAGCATGTCGGCGTAGGCGCGGTTCACGTCCGGCGTGAAGCGGCCCGCCGCGTTCAACTGCTCGAGCATCTGCGTGCTGACAGCGTCGCGCGACGCCTTGAACGCGTCGTCGCCCTGGCGCTCGGTGAGGGCGCGCTCGACTTCCGCGTGCAGCTCGTCCGCGTGCGACTGCATGAACTGCTGCGCCTCGATTTGCGACATGCCGCCCGGCTCGGTGCGCAGGTGCGGGATGAGCGACTGCGCGAGGTCGGTGCCGGCGATCCGGCCGGCGAACTCTTCGACCGGGATGCGGATGTCACCACCGGTTGCGACGGCCGTTTGCACCTGCTCGGCGACGGCGGGCGACGCCTGCGCCAGCGCGTTCACGTCCACGCCCGACTGCTGCAGGGCGGCGGCCGACACGTACACGTCCGACACCGGGCCGTCCTCGTTGGCCTGGCGCACGAAGTTCTCGAAGGTGGACACGTCGCGCCCGCGCACGCGGGACGCCGCGGCGAGGTCGCTGATACCCTGCAGCGCTTGCGCGCCACGGTCGGCCTGCTGCGCCTGCTGCTCGCGGCCCGCGACTTTCTGCGCGCCGTGCACGAGGCCGATCTGCGTGCCGCCGCCCACCAGCGTGGCAATGACGGTTTCGGCCATGTCCGCCGGCTGCGCGGCCAGGAAGTCCTTGACCGACTGCTCGGGGTGCAGGTTCATCCACTCGTTGAAGTTCTGCCACAGCGTCGCCGTGACCTCGCCGGGCACCTCTTTCGTGACCTCGTACATGAGCATCTTGGCGGCTGAACTGTTGGCCTTGATCTGGCCCAGCAGGCCGGCGGCGCCCATGAACTTCTCGGTGACGACCTCGGCCACCGCGTCCTCGGCCGCGTACGGGATCGCGCGCGCGGGCGCGAGGCCCGCGTCGCGGCCCTTGCCGTAGGACTGGCCGAAGGTCGTGAGACCCATGGCGGCCAGCATGGCCTGCTCGCCGGTCATGCGCACGCCGTTGGCCAGGCCCAGCGGCAGCGTGATGAGGTTCTGTCCGGCGGACTGGAAGCCGGACATGACGCCGCGCTCGACCAGCCCCGCGTTCGGGTCGGCGCCCATCCAGTCCTTCGCCTTGGCCTGCTGCTGGTGCTGCAGGTCGCGCAGGAAGCCGCCCACATCGCCCGGGTTGCCCAGCAGTTCGACGGGCGCGGCCAGCGCACCATAGAAGCCGCCGCTGAATGTCGGGATGCCCGAGGCCAGCGCGCGGCCACCGCGCACCGCATCGCTGAACAGGCCGCCGCGCGCGGCGTCGGGTGCGCTCACCACGTACTTGAGCGCGCCGACGGCCTTTTCCATCAGCGACAGGTTGTCCGCGTCGTCGTGGGCCAGGCGTGCGAAGTCGGCGTCGGTGAACGCCTGGCGCGTCACGGGCGCGCCCTGCGTGGTCTCGTCCAGTTGCTTGAGCTTCGCGGCGCGCTCGGCGTCCGCCGGCAGCGCGTCCACAGCCGGCGGCGGCACGCCCAGGTACTTCGCCACGCGTAGGCGCGTCGATACCTGGTCGGGGTTCACGTCGATGGCCTGCGTGGCGCTGGTGCGGAACTGCGCGTCGCGCGCGTTCTCGTCGCGCTGCAGCGTGTCCAGGTAGGGATTGGCCGGCGCGGCGCCGCCTTCGAGCAGTTCGGTGTATTTATCGGGCATTCGGAATCAGGCCGGCGGCCGGCGATTGGCTGCGCAGGTACAGGCGGCGCACGTTGTCCTCGGTCGGCGCGTACGCCGGATTGTTCGGGTTCTTCTGATACATCGTGCGCAGCGCGTCCACGATCTTGCTGCGCTCGGCCGACGGCACGACGACACGCTGCGCCTGCTCGGGTGTCATCTGGATGACTGGCACGGACGTGCTGCCGAACCACCACGAGTTGTCCACCTGAACCTTGCGCGCCATTTCCTGCCGCATGACTTCCTGCTTTTCGTCGCGCGACAGCGGCGCCTTCTTGTTGCGCTGGGCCAAGTCGATGAGCGTTTCCACGCGGTACTTGAGTTCGCCCAGCGCGCGCTTGTCGTCTTCCGACTTGTTGTTCTCGTACGGCTTCAAGCCCATACCGTCGGCGATATGGTTGAAGTCCTCGTTGTCGATGGACGCGGTCATGCGCGCGTCGGCGCTGGTCAGCGCGCGCTTCTTCTCCATCAGGTGCCCGGTGAGCTGGTTGCCCAGCGTCGGCAGCAGCGCGGACACCTGCGCCTCGCTCATGCCGGCCAGGGTCTCGGGGTTGCTGTAGGCCAGGAAGGCGCCGAACGACTGGCGCGCCTGCCGTTCCTCGGCGCGTCGGCGGTCCTCTTCGCTGCGCACCATGAGCATGTGGGCGCGGTCGGAGACGTGCTGGATGATTTCGGTCTGCTTGGCGCCGGGCAGGGCCAGGAACTCGGGCATGCGCTGCAGCGCAGCCAAGGTCTTGCCTTGGCCGTACGCCTGCATGACCTTGTTGACGTTGCCGGCGGCGCGCTCGGTCTCGCTCGAGTTGAACGCCGCAGCGCGCTCGCGCAGCTCGGCAATGGTGGCCTTCGCCTTGAGCGGATCCGCGGCGTACTTCTCGCGCGCTGCGGCTTCCATCTTGTCGAGTTCGACCGGCTGGCCGTCGGCCTTTGGCCCGAATTGCGACCAAAGGTCGTCCGCGCTTTTCGTCGCCGCCAGTGCGTTGCCGGCCACCTTGAGCTTTTCGCCCATGTCGGCACGGGCCAGGCCGGTAAGCTGGTCCTTGTACTTCTCGTAATACGCCTGCGCGCCGGTCGTGTCGTCGCGCTCCATCAGTACCTTGAGCGCGTCCGTGTGCGCGCGGCTCACGGTCTCGCCCTGCAGCGCGGTGATTTCCTCGGCCGAGCGGCCCGACATCTTGCCGGCGTTGTAGACCGCGCGGTTGAGTTCGGCCACGTTCTCGGTGACGTTTTTCTCGTCCAGCGGGTTGAGCGCGATGGCGTTGGCCGCGGTCTTCGCGGTGCCTTCCTGCACGGACATCTTGTACGCCTGGTACTGCTGGCTGGCATGCTGCTGGGCCTGCGCGCGCAGGCTGGTGGTGATGTCGTTGGCGCGCATCTGGAACGCGCGTTTCTGTGCGTCGTTGCCCAGCGAGTCGGCGATTTCGGACAGCCGTTGCTGCAGCTTGTCGCCGTATTCCTGGTCGAGTGATTTGCCGTCCGGCCGGTTGAGCGCGGCGTCGCCCTTGAGCGTCGAGAACCCCGATTGCTGGTTGAACGTGAGGTCGAGCGCGGCGGCCTTGGCCTGCGACAGCGCGTCGTCCACGCGCACCGCGTTGGCCTCGTTCGCCATGTCGATCTGGATGCGCGCGGTGGCGTCGCCCACGGCGGTCAAGCCCTTGCCGAGCTGGTCCATTTGCCGGGCGCCTTCGCCCAGCATGGCCGCGTTGGTGCTGGGCGCCTGGCGCACGCCCGGCAGAGCGTTCGGGGAAACCTGCGGCGCGGCGCCGTATTCGGGAACGCGCGGCATTATGCCCCCGCCTTCTTGCTGGCGTACCAGGTGCTCGCCACCTGGCCCGAGCTGCCGAGCAGGGACAGGAACGCCGCGCTGCCCGGACTGATGCTGTCGCTGCTCGCGCGCGCGTTCGCCGCGGCGTCCTTGTAGCCGGTGCCCTGCGTGCGGTAGCCCCACGCGGCTTTCAGTGCGTTGTCGCGCGCGGTGTTCACGTCCACGGCCGACAGGTAGTCGGTGGATGTGAGCACGTTGTTGGCACTGCCCTCGGTCGTGTCGATGCCGTTGGCGGCCATGGCCGTGCGCTGCGTGGACTTGAGCGCGGTGGCCTGCATCTTGATGGCCTGCTCTTGCACGCCGCCCTGGTAGAGCGCGTCCTGCGCCTGCCACTCGGCAAGCTGGGCGTTATTGCTGGCCACCTGCGAGTCGTACAGCAGGGTGGTCTTCTGCGCCTCGGCGGCTTGCTGTGCGCCGGCCGCGCTGGCGCCCGCGCCTGCCGCCATGAACAGCATGGGGTTACACATCGTCGGACCTCAAACGAAATACCCGCCGTAGCTCCGACGGTAATGCAGCGACAGGCCGAGCAGCGTGATGCGCAGTTCGTGGAAACTGGCAATCCGTGAAAAGGCAGCGAGTCGTGGCGTAAGGCCGAGTGACAGGAACGCGGAGTATCCTTTGCCGTCGCCTACGCGGCCCCGATTCCAGATGACGCGAAACAGGCGGGCCTTCTTGCCGTCCCAGGTAAAGATGGGTTTCAGTTTCATTTCGACCTCAATTCAAATCGGTAAAAAGGCAATCCTTTCGGCCCGTACGGTACGGGCTCGTCGGCGATGGAAAAGCCCAGGCGCCGCAGCCACCGGATGCTCGTGGCGTTGCGCGCGTCCACGTAGTTCACCAGGACCGGGTACAGCCCGAGCGCGAGGTCACGATAGCCGAGGCACACGCGGGTAAGCACACCCCCGCGCCGCTCGAGCATGGTGGTGCCCAGCAGCCACGGCGAGCCGATGCCGCCCACCAGCGACACGGGCGCCACCATGCTCGAGC